CTGGTGTATCGTCCGAAAAAATGGACGAGGCTGTAAATAAAATCGTCGATGGACATGTGACCAGCATTAATGCCCTCCGTGAAGAGAGGGACAATTACAAAGCCGATGCTGAGAAGCTTCCGGGAGTCCAAAAAGAACTGGATAACCTAAAGGCGGCAACATCTGGCAATGGGGACTTGCAGAAAAAGTTGACTGATGCTCAGAATGAACTCAGAGATTATAAGGCTCAGGTTCAGAAGGAGAAGGAAACCGCTACAAAAAAGAGCTTGTACCGGGAACTTTTAAAGGAGCTAAAAGTTGACGAAAAGCGTTTTGATTCTATCCTGAAAGTAACCGACCTTGAAAAGCTCAAACTTGATAAGGACGGCAAACTTGACGGGGCAGATGACCTTAAAAAGTCCGTTCAAAATGAGTGGGCAGATTTTATAGTCACTGAAAGGAAGCAAGGTGCTGGCGTGGATACTCCCCCGGCTGGCGGAGATGGAAGTCCCAAGACCGAAAGCAGGGCCGCTCAGTTGCAGGCCCAGTATCAGGCCCGTCTTTATGGCGAGGCTAAGAAGAATTAACTCGAATTAGGAGGAAAAATAATGTCTTTTATTTATCCTAACAAGCAGGGCGCAACTTACGCTCCCGGCTATTTCCTTGCGAACAACGAAGATTGTGTGCGGCTGACTCAGGAAATCGCACAGAATAGTGCGCTGGTCGAGACTACTGCTGACGGCAAGTATGTTCCGATGGGTACTCCGTGGCCTACCAATAATGCAAATGCGGTTGGCATCGTCTACGAGGATGTAGATGTCACCTCTGGCAACATGCCTGGTTCCGTTGTTATGAGCGGCACTGTGTATGAGAACCGTCTGCCCGTCACCCTCGCCGCCGCCGCTAAGACTGCTTTGCAGGGCAAGGGCTTCGTGTTCGTGACCGAGGGCAGTGTCACCCGGCCCTACACCACTTCCGTTGAGACGGATGGCGACTAAGGAGGTAAGAGAATATGCCTAATGTGAATTGGGAAAACAACATTTTTGGTATGATTCCTCAGACCGAGTGGCTGAACATCGGCACTATGGTCACCAGACCCAATGACCCTATTGACCGTCTGTTTGGGGATGAGCGTACCGATAACCTTGTGGCCTATTGGCAGTCCATCGCTAATGAGTATCAGATTCCGGTTATGGCGCAGTTCCACGGCTTTGATACCGAGGCTAAGACCACTTTCCGTGTGCCTGTGGATACCCACAACATTGAAAAGGGTCTGATTAAGGTTAAGATTAACCAGTCTGAGCGGCTTCGTGCGCTGGCCCGTGCGGGTGTCCAGAATCAGCAGATGATGGATTACGTCCTGAATGACGGCATCCGTCTGGCTGACCAAGTTGTCACCCGTACTAAGGTTGCTAAGAACGAACTGATGGCGACTGGTAAGGTCACTATCAAGGAGAACAACCTTGACCTGACCGTTGATTATGGTGTCCCTGCGGCCCACACCGCTCTGACCCTTGACCTGTCTAAGACCGCTGACATTCCCACCCAGTTGCAGACCATTGTGGACATGGCGAATGCTGAGGGTATCACCCTGAACGGCATGATTACCAGCCGCAAGAATCTGACCAAGATGCGGAATAACGACCTCATCCAGACTGCGGTGAATGGTGCTATCGGCGCTGGTGCGCTTGTGCGGCGTACCGCTCTGGATGCCTACCTTGAGGAAGAGTTCGGCATTACCACCATCGTGGAACAGGATTTGACCTACGGTGCGTCCGCTGTCATCGGTCAGAATGACCGTCCCAGCATTACCACTGCCCGCTACTTCCCGGATAATGTGGTCACGTTCTTTGCTACTACTCCCGGTGGCCTGATGGGTATGGGTCTGTGGGGCGATTCCCCCGAAGTTGACCTGTCCCGGCTGATGCAGGTTAGTGCCTCTGCCGCTTCCAACTATGTGTACATCAGTCAGTGGGTGGAGAACGACCCTGCCGTGCTGTGGACTAAGGCGTCTGCCCTGTTCATGCCTGTGCTGTACAATCCCAACAGCCTGTTTATTGCCACTGTTCAGGCTGAGAGCCAGTCCTCCGAGGGCGGCGAAGGCGGCGGCGGTCAATAATGCCTAACAAACCTTAAAGCGGTTAGCCGGGGCAAGAAAGCCGTAAACCCGCCGCATTAAGATAAAAAGGGAGGTCTTGAAACATGGTTAGCATGGACGAGATTTGCGGTTATGTGCGAAACTATTTTTTGAAGGATTATAAAAATCCGGGAAAATACATTCATGACGGCACTTATACCATCGCAAACGGTAGTATTCAAGACCTCCCGTTCCTTATTCCGGGACAATTCTTCCGAATTACTGGAAGCGCATTAAATAACGGTGTGTACAAGTATCAGGATTCCGAACTGGAACTAAACGACGAAACTTTCACTGGTGCGATTTGGGAAATGTATGTTCCCCCCGATTTCGTAAACCTTGCAACCGAAATCAGCGAATGGACTGATGCAAACGCCGAGGTGTTGAATGGGCCGTACCAGAGCGAGAGTTTTGCCGGATATAGCTACACAAAAGGTTACGCATCAAGGTCGAATGGCACCGTTGTTGCGAATGGATGGCAGAGTCAGTTCGGGACACGCCTCAGCAGATACAGGAGGTTAAACGTAATATGATTGACCTTTTATCTGAGGCAATGGAATCCTGTGTAATGCTCAATAAATCCGTTATTGATGATGATTACGGCGGTGAAAAGACCGTGTGGACAGAGGGCGCAAGTTTTCAGGCGGCATTTGAATTTAATGCTTCCATACAGGCCAAGATTGCACAGGCTCAGGGCGCAACCGACATGTACACGGTAACAACCAGACGGATTAAAACGCTTGAATATCACGATGTTTTCAAGCGTTTGTCTGATGGTAAAATCTTCCGGGTCACTTCGGACGGTCAGGACAAAAAGACCCCAAGAAGTGCCGGACTTGATATGCGCGTGGTAACTGCGGAAGAATTTGTCCCGGCTGGTGATTAACATGATTTACAGCGACAAGGAAAAAGCCCTCCATGCTTTTTGGTCGAGCTTTGGCTGGGCCGCACGGGACGAAAACACTGTCCCCGATGATGCTATGTCCCGGTATGGTGGGAAGTATATCACCTACGCCGTGTCCACAGCCAGTTTAGACGAACCTGTGCCCATTTCTGGCGACCTCTGGTGTAAAGACACTTCATGGGAGGAAATCACCGCTAAGGCCAAGGAAATCTCTCATAGGCTGGGCATTGGCGGCATTACAATCCCCTATGTGGGCGGCTACCTCTGGATTGTCCGTGGCGTTCCCTTTTCTCAACGCATGGCAGAGGAAGATGATACTGTCCGGCGTATTTATATAAATCTCATGGCTGAATATCTGTCCGCTGATTAAAGCGGACAGACCAGCCGATTAAAACTAATTAGGAGGATTTAACATGGCAAAATTTACCGTTATCTCCGAAGATGCCTTTGACGAACTCCAGCTTGACGCTGGTGTTCTGCTCGACCAGTTTGACCCTGCGAATCCCGTGAAACCCACCAGCGCACACATTATTGCCACTACCAGCGGCGGTATTAACGTGGTTTGTCAGCCCACTTACTCCGACTTTGGCGAGGATGTGGACAACGTTCCCAATAACATGATGGAGTTTAAGCATCTGGATTCTTGGGACTGTCGTATGTCCTTTACCAGTCTTAAATTTAATGCCGCTAATACCAAGTTTGCCCTTGGTGCGGCTGACCAGACTGCGGGAACCGGATTTAAGAAGATTACGATTCGTCGTGACCTCAAGCAGACCGATTTCACGGATGAAATTTGGTGGGTTGGCGACAAGGCGAATGGCGGCGCTTATGCGGTTTGCCTGAAGAACGCCCTGTCCACTGGTGGCCTGTCCATCCAGACCAGCAAGAACAATAAGGGCACTTCCGCTATGGAGCTTGTGGGTCATGTATCTGCTTCTGCGCAAGATGATATGCCTATGGAGTTCTATGAGGTTGACCCGGACGAAAGCGAAACTTCGGTCACTTATACGGCGGTCACTCCGGTTGGAACTGAAAACCCGTCCGAAGAGGGCTGGTATGTCCTCAGCGGCAACCGTTATATTCTGTCCACCGATACCACTGTGGACACGAACAAGACTTATTACGAAATCGTAACGACTTAAAAACCTGATGTTCCTGGAGGCAGAACAGATGAAGTTGAAAGACTTTAAGGGTGAAAAGGGAATTGAGGTAGTTGGCAAGTTGCTTGTGCCTATTACTGCAATTCTTGGAAACCC